GTTGCTCTGAATCGCGGCGACCTGCTTCAGCGGGACGGTGACGACCTCCAGCACCGACACGACCTCGGGCTTCGTGGTCGTCGCGTCGATCGCGCGAATGACGGTCGCGGCGGCCGGCAGGGTGCGCGCGGACTGGCGAAGCACCTGCACGGCCGTGTCGCCACCGTCGACTGAGACCTGCGGGAACACCGGCCAGGCGTAGCGGCTGTCGGCGCCGAGGTTGACGCCGGTGCGCCGGGGACCGGGCGCAAGAGTGTCCATGCTGCCGGTGAACGTCGCGGCGCGAAACTCGCCGAAGTCGATGACGGCGGTCTCGCCTGGGAACCCGTCCTGGCGGAACGCATCGGCAAGGCCACGAGCCGGCCGGTTCGGGCCGCTGCGATCCTCGACGCGAAGGCTGCCGGCGGGCGCGGCGCGGTCCTCGGCCTCGGGCGTGACGGTGATCTCGGGGGCGGCGGCGCCGCCCGTGGTGCTCTCGGGCGGCATTACGGCCTCCTGTCGTGCTGTGTCACCCGTAGCCGGCGGCTCGGGCGTGCTGCGGCGTAGGCGGGCGCGGCCGTGACGGTCACGTCGCGCAGCTCGGCGATCTGCTCGATGTGGCGCACGTCGCCGTCCCAGCGGTCACGGCCGACGACCATCCGCCAGCTCGTGGCGCGCAGGTCGCCGCGTTCGATCGCGACGCGCACGTCTTCGCCGACGGGGCTCTGCGGCAGCTCGACAGACCATGCGAAGCCGTCGGCGCGGTCTTCTGTCGTGAGCGTCGTCGGATGGCGGCCGAGCAGCTTGGAGCGATCGTGCTCGCGCGTGGCGATCAGGTCGGAGAGGTCGGCACCGGCCAGTGCGCCGGGCTCGATGATCTCGCGGAACCCGCCAAGGTCGCGGCTCTCGACGCTGTACGGGATCAGGCCGTGCAGTCGCCGGCCCTCGACGACGGGTGCGGGCGCGTCGAGGGCGGTACGTTCCTCGACCGTGCCGGTCTGCGGACGGGTGATCGTCGTCATGTCGCCTCCGTGGCGCGTTCGGGTTCGAGGTTCTCCAGCCGGCGGACCTCGTCGCGGGTCAGCCAGCCTGTGATCGGGTCCAGCGCCGCGGTATAGACCTCGCTGCGCGTCTTCGAGTCGGCGCGCAACAACGCGTCCAGCAGGAATTCGCAGTACAGCGCGCCGGGGCACAGATCGGCGTCTTCGCTGATCGCCTGCTCGATCAGCACGAGCCACGGCCGCAGCGAATGTGTGACGAACGCGAGCGCCTGCGATTCGGTGTTCGAGTAGGTCATGCTGTCGCCGCTTGACGCTCCGACCATCCATGGCGGCACGCGGAAGATCCTCGCGATCTCAGCGGTCGAGAGGTGGCGCTGCTCGACGAACTGCAGATCGTCCAGTGCCCCGGTGAGCTGCGTGAAGTCCAGCGGATCGTCGCCGGTCACCACGGCGATCTTGTGCGCGTTGCGCAGGCCGAGCTCGTTCGAGGAGAACTCCGCCCCGAACGCGTCCTCAGCCTCGACGCTGGGAAACCGCGGGACACGCAGGATGCCGGTCGGTCGGGCACCGTTCTGGAAGAACCTCGCGGCGTGGGCCGCGAGGCTCGCGGATAGGTCCATCGCGACCCTGCACGCGCGGACCGGTGACACGCCGACGAGGCCATCCGTCGACAGTCCGCGGATGTGCACGATGTCCGCGACGCCGTGCTCAGACTGCCGGCCGAAACCATCGTTGACGGTGTAGACGAGACGGCCGTCGCGTAGCTCGACAGTGACGCGATCGGGGTGCAGCAGCCCGAGCTCGGCGATGTGACCATCGGCGTCGCGGAACTTGCCGACGAAGGCGTTGCCGTAGAGCTGCAGGTGCGCCATCAGCGTGCCGAGCAGGTTCGCCGTCGTGCTGCCGGGAGCAGGCCGGCGCAGGAGATCAGATAGGCGTCCCTCGTGGCGTGTGCGGCCATCGGCGGTCTTCCGGTAGGCGATCAGCGGGACGCTGGCAGCGGCGTCTGAGAGGCATCGCACGGACGCGAAGACATCGGCAACGGCGAGTGCGTTCTGAGGCGACACGATCGGCACGCCGACGTTGGTCGTCGGGAACATCGACTGAGCGACGGGTGTCAACGGCAGCGGCACGACGGGCACCGGGGCCGGCGGGATGGCGCGGTCCTCGACCTTGCCGAGCGCCCACGGCGCGGATCGCTTGAAGAACCCTCTAGATGCGTTCCGCATATAGGTCTACGGTACCTAGTTGTGCTGGCAACAACCACACGACCGGGTCTCGCCGGCCTCGTCGAGCTCTGCAAGCTGATCGGCGAGCCGCTCGCGCCCTTCCAACGCCGGATCGCGCGCGCCTACTTCGGCAAGGCTCGGGAGGTCGCGGCGATCTTGCCGCGCGGCAACGCGAAGACGACGACGGCGGCACTGATCGGCCTGCATCACCTGCTCACAGTCGAGGGCGCGATGGTCACAATCGGCGCGGCGAGCCGCGATCAGGCGCGGATCGCCTTCGAGCGAATGAGAGGCTTCGCGCAGCACCCGGCGCTCGCCGGCCAGCTCGTGATCCGCCACCTGGAGCTACGCAACCCCGAAGGTGACGGGCTGCTGCGCGTCGTCCCATCCGACGGGCCGCGCGTGCACGGCCTCTCCAGCACGCTCTACATCGGCGACGAGGTTTGGTCCTGGCCCGACGCCGGCCTGCTCGAAGCGATGACGACGGGGCTCGTGAAACGTCGGGACTCCAAGTTGCTGGCGATCAGCACGGCTGCAGCGCAGCTCGACAGCCCGTTGGGCAGGATGCGCGCGCGTGCGCTGGCGCAGCCCTCAACGCGCCGCCGCGGCGCGGTCGTCGAAGCCGCGGGCGACCCGCACTGGCTGGAATGGTCCCTGCAGGACGACGCGAGCCTCGACGACATGCGGGCCGTGAAGGCGTGCAACCCGGCACCGTGGATCACGGTCGCGGACCTGCGACGGCAGCGGGCCGCCGTGCCCGAACTGGCCTTCGCGCAGTTCCACGCCTGCCGGTGGGGTATCGGTGAGGGGTCCTGGCTACCGGCCGGCGCGTGGCAGGCGTGCGTCGGCGCGCCGAGCTTCACGGACGGCGAGCCGATCTGGGTCGGCGTGGATGTCGGCGGCGAACGCTCCGCCTCGGCCGTCGTATGGGTCAACGGCGGCCTACACGTCGGCTGCGCGATCTACCACGGCGACGGCGGCGTCCTCGAATGCGTCCAGCAGGTCCGCGATCTCGCCGGCCGTTACCGGCTGCGCGAGGTCGTCTTCGATCCGTGGCGGTTCGGGCAGGCCGCGCAGGAACTCGAACGCGAGCGCGTGACCGTTCTGGAGTTTCCGCAGAACGATGTGCGGATGTGCCCGGCGTCCGTGCGCCTGCACGCGGCGATCACGGAGCGCCGGCTCACGCTGCCCGACGACGACGAGCTGGCGAAGCACGCCGCGAACACGATCGCGAAGCACAGCCGTCGCGGGTGGCGGATCGACAAGCCGAACGCACGGAGCAACAACGACGCGATCGTGGCCCTCTGCATGGCCCTGGAGCGCGCAGAGCAGCCCGCACCCGAACCCGTCCGGCTCGTCGGATGGCTCTGAGGCCGTGCATCACGTGCGGCACGCCGACGAACGGTTCGCGCTGCCCGGCACACACGCTGCGCAACGGCTCGACGCGCTCGTGGCGCCGCGTCCGGGCCATCGTTCTCGCCCGCGACGGGCATCGCTGCCGCGTCTGCGGCGAGCTCGCCACGGAGGTCGACCACATCTTGCCTGTCAGCGAAGGCGGGACCGATGATCCCGGCAACTGCCGAGCCCTCTGCCACACGTGCCACGCTCTCCGCGACTAGGTGGTTTTCACTTGCTGACCGTGTTCGAAGCGGCGTATGCGTCAGCGTCAGCCTGTGTGTAGTCGTCGAGCGCGCCAACTGGAATCCGCACCTCACCGCCGGCTTCCGTGAAGCACGACACTGACACCCCTTCGTCGCAGGTCAGCTTGAGTTCCCTACCCAAGGCGGGGCTGTAGGCAGAGATGCGCCCAATGGTGCTGCTGCCGCCGTCCGTGGCGGTCCAGTACTCGTAGAAGACGTTCTGCGCGAATCCGCACGTGACGGAGTCACGAGTGACCATCAGGTTGCCACAAGTCTTTCTCACCTCCGTATCGGCCCCGGTGCTTGGGTCGGCCGAGCTCGGCGCGGGCTCGTCATCCTGGGAAGAAGGGGCAGGCTGAACCGATTGCTGACTGGAGCTCTCGCCCAGCTCTTCAGTTGACTGCGTCAAGGTGGAGACCTCAGCCTCGTTAGCAATCTCGTCGAAGAACTGGTTGAGGAATATCGCCCAGCCAACAGCGCCCCATACGACCAGCGCAAGCCAACTGGTAGCCCACAGGGCCAGTGCCGGTCCAATCTTGCTTCGAGCCATGAAGACGATCCCTGCGACGAAACCGACGAGGGCACCTAACAGTGGAAGAGCCGCCGCGACGGCATACCACTGCCAATCGATGCGGTCCGTGAGGTTGACCGACTGCGCCGTGTCACGGCGTGGGTGGGCCTCCAAGGTGTCCTGCTCTGCACGCGGGGCTCGTGGCACACGCCCAACCTACCCAAGTCGTATTTGTCAGGCGCGGTCGGGGCCTGTCCGTTTGGGTGCCATTGAAAGAAACCGGGGCGGCTTCAATCGTCGTCGTCGGGCGGCGGGATGCCCATCATCGCGTCGGTCTGTCGTCCGCCGGGAGGCGGTCCGTACTCGTCGTCCAGCCCCTCGTCGCACATCGTCTGCCCGATGATCGCGACCGCCTCGTCGAGCTGCGCGTAGTACGCCTCGAACTCCGCATCCGTCGAGCAGACGGGGCAGATGACGCCGTCGGAGTCGGGGTCGGCGATCCAGGCGCGGGAGGCGATCAGCACTGGCAGCAGCGCGGGGTCGCCGGCGGTGCAGGAGACCTCGTCGATGTCGATCGGTGCGATCCGTCCGCAGCCGCGCGCGCATTGGATGCCGGCCAGTGTGAGGG